CCTTCAATCAAGAAGCGTGATGCGGGTAGTGTGTGTCGCCACTCGTTGAGCCATTCTTGCTCAACTTCAACGACTTCTCCACGAGTCCACATACCCATTGCGTGTCGCATGGGGCGTTCAAAGAACGGTCCCAAAAAGGTCACAGTAGGCAATTAGCCCACCTCATCCAACGATTGCAGTTAGCAAGACAACATCTGTTGCCCCACCAGTTGTATATGCGATTGTACCCGATTCGTGTGCAACAACGGTAGCCGCCGCCAACAAAGATTCGTCGGTGTCGGTGTCGTTGACAAGGGAGAGCAAAGCGAAAACCTTGCTTAGTCCACTGTCGTATGCGTTTACATCGAAGGTGTGTGCTGTTCCTGTGTCACCGGTTAGGAGAACCGAAACAAGTCGGAGTCCCGAAATTGGTTTGTTTGCGCTTGAGTTCACGGCTTGGAAAGCATCCAAATTACCGGGGTATTTCTTGGTCGCATCGCTGGAATCAGCAACGCCGGAAAGCCATGCTGTGTTGTCGCCAACAGTTCCATTTGCGTTAGGAACAAGTTGAGGTGCGCCCGGTGTGTTTCCACCAATTGCAATATCCAAGTAGGTCGTCGTCACTGTCAAATTACTGTGTGCCATATTATGTCATCTCCATTATTTTTTTTCTCATCCACCATCACTTAAGGTCACGAATTGAAGCGTGTCCTCCGAAGAAAGTCGTCCATAGTTCTCCCATAGTTCGGTACATTCCTTCTTGTCCAAGACGGTTGATTGCGAATGGGTCACCAGTTTCAATACCACTCTCGAAGTATTGGGTCGGGATAGCGGTTGAGAAGTACAAGTAGTCCGTATCGAGGAAGTACATGCGGCTCAAGGTGTCTGCTTGAACATCCTTAGATGGGATGATTGGGACACCGTTGTAGGTAGCGACGATGAATCCGGCTTCGATACCGGGAACACCCTTCACACCGTTGTAGGTAGGAGTGATTCGCTTCTCTTCCATGAATCGCTGTTGCGACTGTAGGAGTTGTTGAAGGCGCATCAAAGTGTCATATCCTGTAAGGATGACCTTTGGATTGCCACCACGGGTCCATGTCTTTTGGAAGATGGTGTCCAAGTGGTCGAGGGAGAGAGTTCGGTCAGTACCGGAGTTCTCATCGTGTTCTGCAAGGGACCAAGAGTTTGCACTTCGGTCGATTGAGTAAATGTCTTCGTTAGCGGAAGAAGATGCACCAGTGGTGATTCGGTCAAGTGACTCGAAATCGTTGCCAGCGGCGGTAGCCTTGTCAACAAGAAGCATCTTGTTGATATGCTCGGCGTGGTGCTTACCCATTTCTTCCTTGAGGATTGAGCGAATGTCGCCCAGTCCGTCATCCTTGTCAGCAAGGAACATTGCAGTTTCGCTCATGTCGAAGGTGTGAACCACAGTCTTCGGCTTTGCGGCAATGTGTTGGAAGATAGGCTTGGTTGTGTCCGGTAGGGTTGCGTTTTCTGCAACACCGCCGCCAACAGTGAACGAAGGTCGTGCAGTGATGACTCGCCATCCACTGCGTTCCCACGGTCGCTTTGGTAGGATTGAAAATGCGTTGAACTCTTGGTTCAATTGGGACCAAACTTTGCGACCATAAATCGCTTGGTAAGTACCAGCAGTTGAGGACAGCATAGGGCTGTCAGCCTTGAGCAACTCACTACCGGAGTAGGAATAGCCCATTGCGTTCCCTGCGCCGTAGTAGTATCGTTCCATGTCAGTCACGCTTCGGATATAATCTCTTGCCATATTTTTCATCTCCATTATTTTTTTGTTTTTCAAGCCCCTCGTGTGACCGAAGCGGCGAGATTGTGTACTTCATCCCAAGACATGTTGCCCAAGTCTTGTGTGGATGGGACTTCGACATTCGTTGTAGAAGCCGACTTTTGAATTGATGTGCCGGAAATGGCGATGTTATCAATTCGCTCACTTAGAGCGTTGATGGACTTCATCACTTCATTGATTGGGGCACGAGCATCGAACTCGGCTTTTTCAGCCTCATGCTTTGCGATTGCCATTTCTTTGCTCAATCGGTCAGCAAATTGAGATTCAAGGTCGCCACGGAATCCTTGTTCCAATGCGGCGGCTTTGTACACTTCGTATGCGGCTTCAATATCACTTGAAGAAACATTGTTGTGGTTAAGGTAGCCCTTGCTCATCGAAACAGGTCCGAGTGCGCCGGATGGGGTCTTACCACCGGTTGAGGTGATAGCGTTGATTGCACCAGTTGATGGGCTTCCGTTCTCTTGTCCTCGGCCACGGACTTGACCACCGAAGTAGTCAGCACCGTCAACAGCGTCGGGGTTGTCGAAGCCACCAAGTTGTGCCTTCTCCAAGTTGTCGAAATGTGTTCGTGCTTGCATAGTGTCAACACCAGCAGATTTGAGGGTGTCTTCCATCCAGTTTAGGTATTCAGCGGTGATTACATCGCTGTATTCACTCTTTGCGTACATCTTATCATCTTTCATATCTTCATCATCCTTTTTGTCTTCGTCTTTGTCAGCGAATGGGTTTTTGGATTCTTTCTTTTCCTCTTTGGGTTCGGAATCATCCTTTTTGTCGTTCATGTGTTCTTTGAGGCCGGGAGGCATTTCGCCTTTTTCCATTGCGTCAAGTCGTGCTTCAAGTCTGTTCATAACATTGTTTAAGTCATTTTCTGTGGTCATGTTGGTGTCCTCCTTTAGAATGCGAAATTGTGCTTCGGGGTTAATTCCCTTTTCACAAATCGTAATCTCATGTAGTTCCATCTTACTAATTTCTTGGTAATCTCCGTGTTCTCCATCGGACTTTCGCACTCGCTTGAATGCCTGTCCTCCAATGGAAAATCCTTGCAGATTACCCTTACGGATTTCTGCGGCCACTTCACGAGCCTTTTCAATGTCGTTGCGAAGTGAAACAACCACAAACATACCAGTATCATCAACTTCGGATTTCCACATCCTTCCGTTTGAGTCAACATAGGAGTCAATAACTTCTCCCACTTGAATGTTAGAGTGAGCAAGTTGTACATTGCGGAACTTGTCACTCTTCATGAATCCGCCAAAAGCATCCTTTAGTGCTGAACGGGTAATGAGGTCGCCTTGCTTGTCCACCAGTTCAACTGATGCGTAGCCAGCGATAACCATATCGGAACTGCCCTTGATGAGAGCAATGCCGGAGGTAGGTCGCTTAAGGGACAACATTACCCTCCGATTCATTGTCATGGTATATAGAATGATACTATTACATTGAAAGAGTTGGAGTATCATTTTCATCGTCATAAACGATGGACTCGTCTTCATCGGTCTTCATTTCAATGTGTTTTATTGGCTTTTTCTTTTTTTCTGCGGAATCGGGTTTTATTTCCTCTTCATCCGGCCTTTTCTTGCCATCATAATCCGGTAAGTTGCTTTCTTCGGTTAATTTTGTAGGACCGCTTGGTGATTCTATAGGTGTAGCCATATCAATTCCTAAGCCTTTTGGTCCAGTCCAAGTCAATTTTTCTTTAGCAAGTTGGTCTAAAGCCCTACTGATTACTTCAAGTGCTTTCTTTGTTGAAGGTTTAAGCAAACGATTGTCGTCTTTTTCATCCAACACCCCTGCCGATTGCTCATCTTGTCTTTTACGACTCGGTACATCTTTTTCATCCATTTCCAACTTCATAAGATGACCTTCAATCATCAATGGAGCAATGGTATGCCAATATGGATGAAGACTTTCTGCTAATGTGATTGAATAGTTTGACTTTCTCAAATCACCCAAAGCGGAAGAAGGTGTGTGTAGATACCAACTTTCTCCAATCCTTTCAACTTGATATACCACAGTGTCGATATTTTTCAAAATTACTTGAATGGTATTGTTGTGGTATTCTAAATCGTGTGGTATGAGTATAGGTGAAAATGACTTTGTGAGTAAGTCGAGTGATTCTGTGCTGGCCGCACCTTCGCCTTCACCTTCACTTTCTATTTGTCCCACTTGTACATTGTACACATCTCGACTTTTTCTTCGCTTCTTAGAAACACCAGTAATAGTCGCTCGAACAATATCGCCAACTTTGAATGCCTTTTGTTGATTGTGTGCTGTTCCTACATCCATGTAAAATTTGTTTTTATGTGTCACAGCCCGGTTGCCCAATGATTCACCATCAAGAATTGGACCAGCACCAAGTTGGTATGAGAATGGACCTTTACCCTTACGATTAAGGATAATGAAATTGAAGTCACGAGTTTTACGCAGTAATAACCACTTTGGATGACGACGCTCTCCTTTCATGTATGTAGATTTATTGTCACGCAGAAGTACAACTTTATGTTCATTCTGCAAAATTTCAACAGCGTCTTCAAGTCCTTCTTCATCAGTCATTTTAGTGTCATGCGGGCCGGGAATGATGACATTTTCATGGCTATCAAACTGTCCTCTTAGCACTTTCATGCGTTCATGCATCAGCATTTCACCCACATTGGTATCATCATAATTGATAATGTCGATAATGTTCAAATCTTCTTCACCTACAATACCATCAATAACAAAATTGTTGTCATTTAGTTCTGCAAGGCTTTCTTTGAAGGCTTTCTTCAATCCTACTTTACGGCCATTTTCATCGTAAGTGGTGATTTCATTGTCTTTTTGTACGATAATAACACGCTTACCATCGTACCATTTACTCACAACCCAAGAACCACTGAACCCTCTCAAGTGTTCAAGGTCGCTTAAATCAAAGATACGATGCATAGGTCGTACCGGTGGAACCCATTCAGCATCACTACTCTTTGTTAAAAGAACATCCGGGTTCAAAAGAGATGCAATGTATTCTCCCATCTCACCCAAAGCAATACGGTCTTCTGCTGTTTCGTAAGTTAATGGATTCATTGCTAAAGCCGGTGATGTGGTATTTTGTACTGGTATGCTTTCTAAACCTTGAAGCACTTGACTACCTACTTCATTTCCATGTAAACCAGTAATTGCATCTTGCCATGTA